GACTGTTAATCCTTGTCAAGTAAATCTTCTACTGGAATTACATCATGCTCTATGAACTCGCCATAGCCTGTCCTTTCTTGTGTATCTAATTCATTTAAAAAATCTGTTAAGTTTTTTATTTTATCTATCATATTTATTTCCTTTATAAGTTTTATGAATATATAAATATATTATTATATTATTATAAGTTATATTTATAATACTTATAATATATTATATATACTATATTATAAAACATAACTGAAGATAAAAGTCAAATAGTTTTTTCATGCTGTTTAAACAGTCTCTCTTTACAGGGGCTATCTCCTTTTATCTTCGGCTATCTTCTTCCATTATCCTTGATAATCTGGGTGATTTTCCCACATCAAGTCGCAAACTTTCTTAAAGATTTCATCATCAGTCCAGTTATCAACTGTCTCTTTCATGTAATAATCTCTAAGATAATTTACCTTATCACTCCTTGACATGCCTACAACTTCATCTAGTATATTATCTATCACCATGTCATTGTATTGGTTGCTCATGCTATCTCCTTCATAAAATTTTCTCTATAACAAACAGCACAATAATAATTATCGTTCCTTATCAATACTGCTTTAGTCTTACACTTTATCGTGTTGCATTTAACCATCATCTTCCTCATCTGTAACTTCTAAATACCTATCGATAGATAGCATTAACAATACTCCAGTTAAGAAAGAGAATGTAACAATAAATACAACATGAGCATAAGCGGCATACTCTAATAACTCATTACCCACATAGATAGTTAGGAAAAGAGAAACCATTCCTAATACTATATATGCAATTAAAAATTTCATTAGCTTTCTCCTATATCCCAATCTGATTTGCTATATGGCAAATTGTTAAAGAACCATTTATCTCTTTCTTCCTCTGTTTTCCACCATTCCCAATAAACACCATCTGCTTCTTCGAGGTGTTTTTCATAATCTATTGCTTCGTCAACAGTCCTATCTCCATACCACCCAACAATTCCATAAACAAATCCATTGTTATTGTCTCCTTCAAATTCATAAGTATCTGTTTCATGCCAATGTACTTTCATTTGGTTGGACTTAGTGTAATCAATATCTTTACTCATTAGTTTTCTCCTCTACAAAGTTATTCGCCCATTCATAAGCTGAATGACCTTTATCAACAAAGCCACCATAATTTTCTAAACCTTCTTTGATATGAGTAATACATTCATCACTAAGATTTAGGTTTTTTCCTATTGTAGCTGTCCAAATATCTTCCCAAAAAAAGCTAGTTGAAGTAGCTTGGCATAAAAAAGTTCCTTCTTTTTGTAATTGTTCATCATATTCCTCAAGCTCTTTCATAACTTTATTTTCAATTTTAAGCCATTCTTCATCATATAAATTTATTACTTCACTCATTAGCTCTCTCCTCTATTAATTATAACAGCCATTGGTTTCTTTTTAAAGTCTCCTCTCGCTGCCTTCTGTAATAGATACCAACCTAAAGGAATACCTATTGGGGTTAATATAAATTGTGCTAACAGTAGCCAACTGAAATCTCTAAAGGCAAAAGCCAAGAGCATGTAGCTTATAGCACTCGTACCTAGAAGCATAAGCCCAACAAACATTGTACTTACTTCTTTCATCATCTGTTTTTTCATGTTCACCTCACATCGTTTAAACAGTCTAACAGTATTTAAAAGGTAACTGTTATTAACCTACCGACAAGTATACACTCATCAAATTCTTTGTCAAGTGCTAGTTTTTGAAAGGAACTAGCAAACCTATCAACAAGCATATTACCATGCTTATTAAATTCTGTCAAGCTGTAGGATCATAGGCTACTACATTCACCTCATATCCTAGCCTTCTCACTCTGCTTAATGTGTATGGGATTAATGTTTTCTGACCTGCCATCTCTGCAAATATCTTTGCGTCTTCACAAGCAGGGTAACATAAGTCATTGCCATATACATTTTTATAATACACATCTATTTTCATCTCATCTCCTCAAGAGAGAATGCGTTTAAACACTCTCTCTCTCTTTTGTTATTCATGTTGTAACTATACCACATCTTTATAATTTTGTACAGTCTTTTTAGAACTGTTGGATTATAAAGCTGTCTGAGTTTTTAATTCTTATAACAGTCGTGTAATCTTCCAAATCATCTAGCGTTGGGTATAATTCTTTCCCATCGTAGTCCTCTTGGAACTCTTCAAAGCTATCATATTCTGAATACTCACAACACAAAGCAATAGGATCGAAGTCTAACTCTTCACCTGTTGATTCTTCCATCTCTTCTAAGTAATCGAACAAAGCAGATAACCCCTCATAAGAAAAGTTATTTTTATATTGTTCGTTACTTCTAAACCAATTTATAAACTGGTTTTTGTTTATGGTGTCTTTCATTTTGTACCTCTACAGTTTAAAAGTTTTCTCTGGCTTATCCATGCCACCTCTATCGAACTCTGTCCAAGTTTTATCTAAGGCAGTTTCAATAGCTTCTTTCATTTTGTCTATGTCTTTCTTATCATAAGAATAGTTAGACCTCATTGAAAGATTACCTAAAAGGTTAATGGTTGTTAAAATCTTATTGGTTCTAGACTCCGCTAACCTTTTAAATGTTTCTCTTTTATCTTGTTTCATATTACCTCACAAGTTAAAGAAGAGACTGCGTTTAAACAGTCTCTCCCTTATCTATTATTAAAACAACTCCAACTGTGTGCCACTAGGAATTAAATCATTCCTATTACGCACAGTTTTTTGCAGATGATTAATTATTATTTCAGATTTGTTACACCCATATCTCTTGTGGATATTGTCTAACATTCTCCATAATTCTAACTTATCATCTTCAAAAATAAGCTGTGTTGATTTTTGGTTTAACATCACATCTCCTATTGAAGCTTAATTGCTTCCTTCTAGATACTATCATCTCATAATATCTAGAAAGAAACAAGCCCAACTTAACAGTAAAAACTATTAAAGATTGTAGGCTTGCTTCCACAGGAGCAAGACTGCGTTTAAACAGTCTCTACTTTTTCTACAAATAACACTAAAAAACAAGCCTAACTTAATAGGCTTGCTTTCTTTGGGGAATTTATAATTCAACAGTACAACCCTCAAAATTGAGAGTACCTGTTTCACTACAAAATGGACAGGGTGAGTAGTCGCTCAATGCTTGCAAATGTTTTCTAGAAGTATAGAAAATTCCTTCGCAACTTGAACACTCAACCTTCTTCTGTCTCGTGGTCTGCTTTTTCTTCTGGCTTGTATCAATTTTGGCATGTGGATACTTGCCAATCTCTGCAACCATTTTCTGAAGAATCTCTTCAAGTTCTGGTGTTGCTACTGTAGCTGTCATTTTACCAGTCAAGCCAACAGCAACCGCCATATCCTTAAAAGGTTTTTTATGTCCATTTTTACAGTCATCAATCGCATGGATTAACTCATGTGCCAGAACATCTAAAACTCTCAAGCTGTCAGACTCACAAGGATTAATGAAAATCTCATTAACTTTGTCTTCTGAATGACTACGAGGGTGACATACTCCGATTGCTTGATTCTTTCCTGCCTTCGCATTAGAAGAAGGAAAACCACAAGCAACTTTTACATCTATGGGAATCTCAAGATCAGCTTGTTTAAACACTCTGTCCTGTAATAATTCCACCCCAGAAACTAACCACTCTTCACGAGTGACTAAAGCTTTATGATCTAATAATAAATTATTCATTTATTTTTCTCCTGTTAAAAGCACGGGTTAATCCCTTGCTTTTTAGTGCTATCTATTTTCTAAATACCCATAAAGAAACAACCCTCGTTGAAGGGTTGCTTCCGTTTATGATTTAAAAATCTACCGCCTCAAGAAATTTATCTTTATTAAATCTTTGGTTATCTTCTTTGAACATATCACAAAGACCAAGTATAAAAGGTTTTTTAAGGACAATATGCGGATCGTCAATAGACGTATTAAGGCTAATGATTTTAGCAATAGCTTGATAATCTTTTTTAGTCATTTTTTCTCCTGTTTAATTGAAGCAAGAAATTGCTTCTTTATAGGTACTTAGTCTAAATACCCATAAAGAAACAACCCTCGTTGAAGGGTTGCTTCCAGTTTTAAAAATTATCTAAATTAATCTTAGCCTTTAGTTCTACATATTCAGTAGGTCTAATTTCTAGGACTACATATTTATCAATGTGATATTTTTTAACATATCTTGCAACCTCTTCGACTGCTTCGTTAATACTAGCTAATTCTTGCTCAAACTCACTATCTCCTTTTATAGATAGTGTTGCTCCTGCAACGATAGCATTAACTGGCTCTCCAAAAGCATACTCTTGAATTACATAAGTAATTGAAGGTTTGTTTCCGATACCGATTAATTGAAGTAATGTTTTCATATTTTCTCCTGTTGAAGCTTAATTGCTTCTTTATAGGTACTTAGTTTTAGCAGTCTCATTATCGAGGTATTAATATTTAGTTGCTCGATAAGTCTCTGCTTTGCTACCTTTCCGTACTTTCTGCTAGTGCCTGTGTTCTTATGTAGTACCCATTAGATATTAAATCAAGGGTAAATGCAACAGGTTTGAGCGACACCCCCCGCATAAAAAAACAATAAAGTCAATAGGCAAAATGCAAAAAGTCCATAGCGGCACAAAAAAGATTTAAACCCTGCAAAGTAACCCTAGAGCAAAACGGCTCTTAGAATGCACTTATGGAATATATAGATACAACAGGGAATGACACCCACAAAAAACCCCTGCAATAAGATAAACTTAAAGAGGGGAATGGCTCGCAGAGGTTTGATAGTAAAGGATAATTTAGGCTAAGCCCTGCCGAGTGATAAAGCCTGTTGAGTTATATGATCCTATTACTACTTGGAAAGATATGACAGGACTTGGAGGGTTAACCAGACTTGATCAATTATTGTACTGGTTAAATTTTGTACAACCTTCCAAATCTTCCAAGTGATTTATTTTTACTGATCAATTTTTGTACTGATCAAATTTTGTACAGCTATAAAAATCCCCTTCAGATTTGGCGTGGCTTTGCCAAGACCTCTAAGATTTGGCAGGATTTTTCTTTCTTTGTTGCTTAGAGTATCCGAAGGATTCCATAGAGTATGGCAAGTAAGGCAGGGCAGGAGGTCAGGGGGGGCACACCCCATATAATATACTTCATGTACATTTTTAGCTAAAATTGAGTGTTCACCAGTAAAAAGCCCCTGCCAGTATATAGAACTTAACAAGGGCTAACCAGTAGGAAAGGTATAGGTAGACCAACCAGACCTAACAAGATATATTGTACAGGTGAGATTCAGTTTTGTCAAGTCTTTTTTTATCTTTTAGGACTTGACAAGTTCGTATACCAGACTATACTTATAGATATGAGCTATTTACCATCAACCGAAGTTAAAGAAAGAAACCTTACTGAGAAGCAACAGGCTTTCTTAGACAATCTTATTACTACAGAGGGCAATCCCAAAGAAGCCGCAGAGCTCGCAGGATACTCAGGCAACTATCATCAAGTTATTAAATCATTAAGAGAAGAAGTGATACAGTTAGCCTCGGATGTACTTGCACGTTCCGCACCACAAGCAGCGTTTAAGCTGATTGATATAATGAATAGTGATAGACCTATTCCACAAGTAGGTAATAAGTTACAGGCTGCCCAAACTATATTGGATAGAGTGGGCGTGGCTAAACGAGATAGACTAGATGTAACTCATAAAGCAGCAGGTGGTATCTTTATACTACCAGAAAAACAACCTATAGAAGCTGAAGCTGTAGAAATAATAGAGGAAGATAATGCCTAAAGAAAAAGACAGTAGATTAAAACGAGCAGGAGTAGCTGGTTATAATAAACCTAAGAGAACTCCTAGTCATAAAACTAAATCCCATATTGTAGTAGCTAAAGAAGGTAGTAAGATAAAAACTATTAGATTTGGACAGCAAGGTAAAACAGGTGATAGAACTTTAACAAAGAGAGCTAAATCTTTTAAAGCTAGACATGGTAAGAATATAAAGAAAGGTAAGATGTCAGCAGCTTATTGGGCTAATAAAGTTAAGTGGTAGAAGATGGCATACTCACAACAAGTACTAGATAGATTTCACAGTGTTTTGAAAGACCCTATTAAGCATTCAGTAGGTAAGTTTGATCCCGAAGACCCTAATGTAGCAACAGGTATGACAGGTGCTCCTTCGTGTGGTGATGTTATGCGGTTGCAACTTAAACTGGATGGAGACTTAATAAAGGATGTCAAATTTAAAACTTATGGTTGTGGTAGTGCTATTGCATCTAGCACGATGTTTGTTGATATGCTTAAAGGTAAGACAGTAGCAGAAGCTAAACAAATTAAAGATAAAGACATAGCAGCAGCTTTAGAACTACCACCAATTAAATTACATTGTAGTGTCTTAGCTGAAGACAGTATTAAGAAAGCCATAGAAGATTGGGAGAGTAAACAATGACCAAGAAAAAAGGCACAATAATAGGAACGAATAAAAATCCCATAGTCTTAGGTAAAAAGAAAAGAAGACCTAATATTACTTCTCAAGCGTATCGAGATAATTACGATAGAATATTTAGTAAGAAAGAAGAAAAATGAAAGAAGGCTATATTAAAAGAAAAACCTCTACCATACCTTTTGGTTATGAAGAAAGTGAGGAAGCAGGGTATTTTAAACCTATACCAGATCAAATAGAAGCTCTACAAATAGCTGAAGACCTAGTAGCAGGAGAATCTATTTCACTACGAGATGCATGTGAATGGATAGAATATAAAACAGAAAGACGAATAAGCCCAGCAGGATTAAAGAAACATATAGATAAAAAGTATGGAAAACGAGAACAACGAATTGCACGATTGGGAGAAGAACCCACATCTCTACTTGACAGATTCTGATGGTAGCTTTGTCTTAAAGAAAGACGGAACACCTCGGAAGAAAGGCGGTAGACCACAAGGAGCAACCTCAAACTATCAATATACTAATGAGCAAAAAGCGAAGATCGCTGCGAGAAGAGCAGTCAGGAACAAACAAAAAGCAATCGAAAAAGTTGAGAAACAACTTAAATCTAAAAGGAACTCACTCAAACAAACCACAAAAGTTCTCTCCAAACTTGAAGATGAATCGGAGAAACCTACAAACGAGGGGAAGGTAGTCACCGAAGACGAACTCTCGTCAATCCCTAAAGCAGTCCAAGACGAAATAGATAAAGGCAGTCACGTAGTCTTTCATGCGAATGAAGGACCACAGACCGAGTTCTTAGCAGCCGATGAGAAAGATGTCCTCTATGGTGGTGCTGCCGGTGGTGGTAAATCTTATGCCATGTTAGTAGACCCACTACGCTATGCTCATAAGAAAGCTCATCGTGCTTTAATACTAAGAAGGTCTATGCCGGAACTTCGAGAACTCATAGATAAATCCAGAGAATTATATCCACAAGCCTTTCCCGGCTGTAAGTTTAGGGAAGTTGAGAAGGTATGGAACTTTCCTAGTGGGGCTAAGATAGAGTTTGGTTTCTTAGAAAGAGATGCTGATGTCTATAGATACCAAGGACAAGCCTATAGTTGGATAGGTTTTGATGAGATAACTCACTTACCGACAGAATTTGGTTGGAACTATTTAGCTTCTCGTCTTAGAACAACAGACCCTGAAATTAAAACTTACCTACGCTGTACAGCAAACCCCGGTGGTGTAGGTGCTCATTGGGTTAAGAAAAGATACGTTGATTCAAACTTACCAAATGAATCTTTTATAGGCGATGATGGTTTAACTAGAAAGTTTATTCCAGCACGTTTAACTGATAATCCTTATTTAGCTAAAGATGGTATCTATGAACAGATGCTTATGTCCTTACCGCCTGTACAACGTAAACAGTTGTTGGAAGGTAATTGGGATGTTAATGAAGGGGCAGCCTTTACAGAATTTGATCCAGATATACATATTGTAGCTCCTTTTTCTATTCCTATAACGTGGGAAAGAATAAAAGGTATTGACTATGGCTATGCTTCAGAGAGTGCTTGTATATGGGGGTCAGTAGATAAAGCCGATGGTACGTTAATAATTTATCGAGAATTATACAGAAAAGGCTTGACAGGTGTTGATTTAGGCTCTATAATAACAGATATGGAAATGGAAGACCCTCTTTCAGTTCCGGGAGTACTAGATACATCAGCTTGGGCTAGAACTGGTACAACTGGACCGACTGTTGGAG